CAGAAATATCAATGGGCGTAAGTCTTCAGTCAAATCCAACTGCTATGGATATCAAAAGACCAGGGACTAGACATGTGTTTGGTGATTTATCTGTAACATTTGTTGTAGATGAAGATATGAAAAACTGGTTAGAAATATACAATTGGATTCGTGATCTATCAAATGACACAAACGCATATAGTGACATACTAAGAGAAGATCAAAAAACATCTTCTGCACTTTTAACGGTATTTAACAGTGCATATAAACCAATTATTAAAGTTTACTTTTATCATCTATTTCCAACTTCGTTGAGTGGTATAGATTTCGATGCAACACTGCCCTCTGTAGATGCTGTTGCCGCGGCAGCAACATTTACATTTACTCATTATGAAATCCAAGGAATAACTGCCGCTTGATTTCTGCCGGTTTTGTGATATACTATAATTATGACTATTAAACTCAGTGAAATTCGTACAATGGCAGAGCAGGATATGAAGATTGATGGGTCTTCATTGGATACAGAAAGTCTTCGCACTCCACAAATTCACAACAAGTATCTTTCTATTATGTTGGATGAGAAACTAGTTCTAAAGAAACTAGACTCAGATCTCAATATAGTCAAAAGAAACAAGTGGTTATATTATTCTGGCAAGATGTCAGATGAACAACTAAAAGATCTTGGGTGGGAACCATTTGATCTAGCAATTCTTCGTCAGGATCTAGACAGGTTTATCGACAGCGATGTTCAAGTAATTGAACTCTCAAATAAACTTGAACTACAAAAGGAAAAAGTAAACTACCTAGAGAATCTAGTAAAGGTTATTTCAAATAGAAACTGGAATATTCGTTCTGCAATTGATTGGATTAAATTCACACAAGGACAATGATAAAAGTAACACAAGCAGATGCGGTAAATTTAAAAGTAGATTGTGAAAAGAGCATTGCAAAGGAAATAAGTTCCTTCTTCACTTTCTCGGTTCCTAATTACCAATTTACACCAGCATATAAGAATAGATTGTGGGATGGGAAGATTCGTCTTTTCAATACACTAACTCATACACTTTATACTGGACTGCTTGATTATTTGTTTAAGTTTGCAGAGGAACGCGGATATAAGTTTCAATATGAACCACCTGAGAATTTAAATCTAAAGTTCGATGAAGCATCTGTCGATGAGTTCCTTGGTAGATTTAAGTGCTATAGTGAAGGAAAAGAAATTGTTCCTCATGATTATCAGAAGAGTGCAGTGAAGCATTCTTTATTGAAGCAGAGAACTCTTTTAATCTCTCCTACTGGTAGTGGTAAATCATTAATCATTTACCTATGTGTCCGGTATTTGATGGAGAAACTTCCACCACACAAGAAAATTCTAATCGTTGTTCCCACAACTGGTCTTGTAGGACAAATGGCAAATGACTTTCACGACTACTCAAATAAAGATGGGTTTATCCGCAATTGTCACGCAGTATATTCTGGACAACCAAAAGAAACACCTCGTAGAGTAATCATTTCTACTTGGCAAAGTATTTACAAAATGAAAGAAGAATACTTTAAAGATGTTCTTTGTGTATTTGGTGATGAATGCCATTTGTTCAAAGCAAAATCACTAACTACTCTAATGAGTAAAATGAAAGGGTGTGAATTTAGAGTTGGTACAACTGGCACTTTAGATGGCACACATGTCCATAAACTAGTAGTAGAAGGGTTGTTTGGTCCTGTCTTCCGTGTAACGACCACTAAAGATTTGATCGATCAGAACTTTCTTTCCAATCTAAAAATCAACTGTCTTCTTCTTGAATATCCAGAGAATAAAGTAGAACAAATTAAAAGAGCAAAATATATTGAAGAAGTGCAATGGTTGGTTGCAAACGAAGAAAGAAATAAGTTTATAGAAGATCTTTGTTGTAGTCTAAAAGGCAATACACTTGTGCTTTTTAACTTTGTAGAAAAACACGGATTGCCAATGTTTGAACGAATTAAATCAAACTGTAACAAACCATGCTATTTGATCTATGGTAAAACACAAGCAGATGATCGTGAAAATATTCGTCAGATTGTGAATAAGCAAAAAGAAAGTATTCTTGTTGCATCATATGGTACATGTAGCACGGGTATAAACATCAAGAACATTCATAATATTGTGTTTACTTCGCCATCAAAATCTGTGATTCGTGTTCTACAATCTATTGGTAGAGGACTACGAAAAAGTGAAACAAAAGACAAGGTTACGATTTATGATATAGGAGATGATCTTCGTTGGAAGAAGCATCGTAACCATGCTCTCCGTCATCTAGATGAACGGATCAACCTATATAGTAATGAGAGATTCACATATGATGTTACGAAAATACGCCTAAAGGAGACACCATGAATTGCAAAATACTAAAATTAAAAAGCGGTGAAGAGGTTATTTCAGTTCTGTCAGAATCAAAAGGCAAATATACTCTTGACAATCCAATGTTGTTTCGTTCTACCACTTTGATGGATCACATGGGTAGACCATATGACATGACAACTCTTAAAGATTGGCTATATAATAGCGATCAAAAATCCATCAGTATTCCACGCAGTCACGTTGCGAGCCTTGTTGAACCATCAGAAAAATGCAGAACAATGTATCTTCAACAACTCACTAATCTTTCTGCCGTTGCTTCTGAAGTTGTAACAGAGGAAGATAGAGCAGAAGCAGAAAAAGAGATGGAAGAAATGTTCAATGAACTTTTTGAAAAGTTCGGCCCAGGAGGCGAAGTGCCTGATTCAAAGACTGCTCCATTTGCTGATGAAGAAACTGAAATTGGTATGGAAAAGATGGACGGAAAACAAATGATCTATATGAGCATGGTTTTCCCACCTGAGATGATTATGAATCTAATCACTTCTGGTATTCTTGATCCTCGTGACATTCAAAAGATGATCAAAGAGGTCAAGAAGAAGAATAAATTTACAGGTGATGAAAAGGAAAGAAAAGATTTTGGTAATAAGTTCTCAGATTGGAATCCTGATCCTAACTCTGATGATTATGCGTGAAGAGTACTCAGAGGACCTTAGAGCTCTTAGAGTATAGTTACTATTATCCTTTTCCATAGCCTACACAGACATTGTAATGAGGTTGTCAAGGTTCGTCAACCAATTTTTTAGAAGATTCTTGATTTTTATATAATGGAAGGTATACTAGTAACACTATGGGAAAGAAAAAGAAACCAAAGCAAAAAGAAGAGTTAGAACCAGAAATAGAAGTAGAAGAAGTAGAAGAAGTAGAGCAAACTACTAAATCATTAAAACATTATGTTGATAATCAGCGTTTTTGTAAAGAAATGACTGATTGGAAGAAGTTGGTAAAAGAGGCAGAAGAATGTGATGAAAAGCGTCCTCCCGTTACCGATTATATTGCCGAATGTTTTTTAAAGATTGCTGAACATCTATCCTATAGACCAAATTTTATTAACTATCCATTCCGTGAGGATATGGTAGGTGACGGTATTGAGAATTGTCTTCTTTACGCTCATAACTTTGATCCAAAGAAATCAAAGAATCCTTTTTCTTACTTTACCCAAATAATATACTACGCTTTTCTACGCAGGATTGAAAAAGAAAAAAAACAAGCGTATATTAAATATAAGTCCTTGCAAATGAACGATCCAGATGGTAAATTTGTAAACTGGTTGAAGGAAAACCAAGGATCGTCAACTTACACCGAGTTTCTTCAAAAGACCTTTTTCTTGAGTGAATCTGATATTAAAAACCTAGAACCAAAAGAAAGAAAGAAAAGAAAGAAGAAAAAGAAGGGTAAGTCTAATAGGTTATTTGAATGAAAATTGCAGTTATTAATGATACCCACTTTGGAGTCAGAAACGACTCACCATTTTTCTTAGATCAGTCTCTTGAATTCTTTGAAAAAGTATTCTTTCCTTATCTAAAAGAAAACAACATTAAAGATGTTATTCACTTGGGTGATCTTTTAGACAGAAGAAAGTTTGTAAATTTTAATACTCTTTCTCAAGTACGAAAGAGATTTTTCAAACCTCTGATTGATAATAAAATCAAGACATATATTACTATTGGTAATCATGATACTTATTATAAGAATACCAATAGTTTGAATTCAATTAATGAATTGTTTTTTAATGAATCTGAATATATTAACATTGTAGAAAGTCCTACTGCGATTGACTATGATGGTTTGTGTATTGGCATTGTGCCGTGGGTAGCAAAAGATAATGAAGCAGATTGTCTAAAATTTATTCAAACTTGTAATTGTCCTATTATTGGGGGACACTTTGAAATTAGTGGGTTTCAAGTTATGAATGGAGTTGTGCATCCTACTGGGATGAGCAAAAGTGTATTTAATAGATTTGAATTGGTAATGTCTGGTCACTTTCATTTGAAGCA